CGTGCCGGCAACGCCTGCGCCTTCTGTCGCAGCAGTCTCAGACATGTTTCTAAGAAAACCGCCTGAAGACGGCGCAGTGGTTCCACCCGTCAGCACATCGCCGCCAGCAGCCCCCGCCGCATCTCCGCCACCGGCAAGCACGTTGGTGGGCAGGTTGGTCAAATCGGCAGCAGTTAGAGCCCCGGCGCCGCCGCTTACCGCCGGCATGATCGGCACACCAGAAGCGCCGACGATGTTGCCGCTGACAGCGCCGAGTCCCTCCAGCGCACCACCTGCGGCAATAGATCCTGCGCCACCAATGCCAGTCAGCGCATTCGTCACAGGCGCCAGAGCGTTGCCCAGCGCCCCTGCGCCAAAGTAAGCGCCCACGGACGGCAGAACGAACTCTTTGAAGAAATCGCCGAAGCCGCTGACTTTTTGTACTGTTTGGTTTGTTACTTCACCAGACGGCAAGCGAAAACCAAATCTTTGATTGTAATTGCCAAGCGTGCTGGCGTCGGTAACAAAATCGTATCCCTCGGCCTGTTTAGAGCTAATCCAGCGCAAAAAATCATCAGAATGTTTTTCATAAACATTGCCATCAGGTCCAATGTAATTCTCTTTTGTTGGGCCAGTCCAACCCAATTGCGTCGCAACCGTTTCCCAGTTTTGAGGGCTACGCAGCCCGTTTATCATCGGGTCATACGGCCCCGCAACATAGCCGCTCTCGTCAACAGTGCCAGAGAACTGCGAGAAAAACGGGTCACTCGCGGAAAGCCATTGCTGTGCCATGATTCACCTCACCCAATCCGCCAGTTGGTACCGTCGCTGAACACCGGCACGACGTTCGCGCCGCCGCCGGCCACAATCGAGTGGAACGTGGTTGCGTTGGCATCCGTTACCACGGCCCGTGCGCCTGCGCCGGCAGTCGCTGCGGCCACCAGCGCAGCCACCGTCTGCGTGCCGTTGTTGATCCACTTCGCGCCGACAGTCATCGTCAGGCCTGGCGCGCGCAGCGAGGTCACGCTGCTGTTGCCCAGCGTGATTTCGTTGCTGACGCCTGCCGCAGAGACGTCGGCATCGTAGCCCAGCACTAGGTTGTTGCTGCCGGTTGTGAGCGAGTCGCCGGCTTGAAAGCCCAGAGCCACGTTGTTTGCGCCAGAGGTCAGCGCCCCCAGTGCCGACGCGCCCACCGCCGTGTTGTTGCTGGTGGTGGCCGCATCTAGCGCAGTCCACCCGATGGCAACGTTATACGCGCCCGTGACCACCAGCAGAGCCGCATCCTTGCCCACCGCAGTGTTGCCGGTGCCGCTGGTATTTGCCCCCAGCGCCGAGCGGCCTACGGCCACGGCATCGCTGCCGGTGTAGGCGTCCAGCGCCGCGTAGCCCACCGCCACGTTGTCCGCTCCCGTGGACACCAGCAACAGCGCATCGCTGCCCAGCGCCGTGTTTCCTGCGCCCGTCGTTGCCGCGTTCAACGCTCGGTATCCCGCGCCAGTGTTGTAGTTCGCAGTCGTCGCCGCCGACAGCGCGTCGTAGCCCACAGCGGTGTTGTAATCCCCGCCCGTGTTGGCATCCAGCGCCTGCGAGCCGACGGCGACGTTTTGGATGCCATCGGTGTTGCTGGTCAGCGCGTTGTAGCCCACCGCTGTGTTGTTTGACCCAGTGGTGTTGCTGGAAAGGGCGTCGCCAGTTGGCGGAGTTCCGGGAACCCCACCTACGGCGGTGTTGGTGGGAGCGCTTCCACCGCCAGCCCCGACAACTACGCCAACCGCTGTTGCTAACGCGTACGACGCAAAAATGTTGTCGTCGGTCTTAATCGTCACGTTCAGCGACGTCTGCAGTTCGAACTTGTACGACGAACCTGCCGTTAGCCAGATTTGCGCGGGCGTGCGGCCGGCGCTGTCCAGCACGATGGGGTTGGCGTTTGCCGTGCCGCCAGACGAACTGGTGTACGTGGCAATCGGCGTGGTCGTGCCGGCAGCGTAGGTGTGGATCTTGCCCCCGGCCAACGGGTTGCCGTTGTTGTCGAAGAACTGCGCTCCGGCGCCAGCGTAGGGGGAAAGCGAAACGCTCATGATGCTCTCACTGTTGAATCTGGCTCACCGCCAGCACGACGGCAGGGGCTGCTGGGGCAAACGCAGTGGCTGCGACATTATCCACCGTGATGGCCGTATTGTCTGCGGCAAACATGATCTCGATGCGGTCGTTTGCCGCCAGCGAGAAAAACTCGCTCATAGACACAGCGGTGTACCCGTTGTTGATGTTGATCGTCACCAGCCTGGCAGAGTTAGCGACATCTGTTCCGTTTTTGCGGAACCACAGCCAAACCGTCTTGGCGCTGCTGCTACTGCTGCCGATCTGAACGGTGGCGTCAAATTGGTATAGGCCAGACTGCACCACCACAATGCGCGACGCAGGCGAGCCGATGCTGATGCCTTCGGCGATTTCGGTGTTGTCGAACGTCAGCGCGTAGGCCGTGTTCGTCGAAGCGGGAGTCTGATCCGTGGTCTTGGTGAACTCGCCGTAATACTTCTGCTGCTCAATTGTCGGCCGCACGAAAATCACGCCGTCAGTGGCGCTTTTGATCAGCACCGCCGCCACCGGGATCACGTTGTCAGGCGCCGTGGGCTTTACGTTGGTGAACGCACCCGCCACCGCAGGGCTGGCGTACAGGATGTCTCCCACGTTGAACGCGCTGGTGTCGATGCCGCTTACCGGCCCCCACACGCAGCACAGACCCGTGGCACCGCTGTCGGGGATGGTTTCGTCCAGCACACCGAGGATGTACAGCGACGGCGTGGATCCGTCCGCAAGGTACTTAGACACCGACAGCACGTTGGCCGCGCCGACGCCGGCAAAGCCCACCACAGTGCCTTTGAACAGCGTTGCGCCAGTGGAGTTTTGCACCAACGTGAACGTCTCTCTGCTGGCCTGGCCAATACTCTCCTGCAGCAAAGAGAAGAACCGGAACCACGCGCGAGTGGTCAGCGCCCCACGGTCCACCAGCGGGTCGCGGGATGCTGGGACGCGGGGCAGGGTTTGCATCTCAGGCGCTCGTCGGCGTCGCCGTCAGTTCAGCGCCCATGATGGCGATCTTCACCGGGTCGCTTCCGCTGATTTCGTACACCCGGTCCCGCAGCTTGGTGGTCATGCCCAGCCTGCGCCAGATCACGCGCTTGCCGTACTCGCCGAGCTTGCCCATGCTGGCCCAGTGCTCGTTGCTCCAAGTGTGACCGCCGTCGTCGGACCAGCGGAGCATGACTTGGGGGTCGGTTGAGCTAATTGCATAGCCGGGGTATTTGGAAAAGTTGGCGGCAAAAATTGGCGCCATGAAGTCTTCTATGAACGACGTTCTCGCCGCATCTACCTCATTTCCAATTCTATTGTTGTATATGTATCCAATCAAAAAACGCCAGTCACTAATTGTTAAAGTGCCAACAGTTCCAGACGTAGAGATTCTTCCCAAACGCTTGCCGTCAATGATTTCATCAAACAAAGTTTTTTCTGGCTGCAGGCCGCGTATTGCCAGCAACAGCTTGTCTGCCACAAGTTGCCAGTTAATGGTGTTTGCCACAGTCCCGACGCCAGCCTCGGCGTCCAACTGCAATGCGTGCTGCGCCGTGCGTTTCAGCGAGTTTTGCCCCGTTGGCAACGCTCGCCACGAGCGCAAATACCGCTGCGGATAAAAATTGTCGGTGTGTACGTCGGAATCAACTTCGTACAGAATGCCCGTTTCCCAATCGCCAACAATGACCTTGCCAGCAAAGTTAGCTTGGCAGTTGCTGCGATGCCGGCGGAACTCTACGCCGTCCCACGCCGCACGCTCATGCCACGCCCCGGTGGAGACGTCGAACACCCACGTCGCGTTAGCGGTCGGGAACGTCAGCACGTAGAACGAGTGCCCATCCTGCTGGTACGAGTAGCCCACAGCGTCGCTCAGCACACCGTACTGCTGGATTTGCCACTCCACGGCGTGCGTGCTAACGCGCTGGGCGTTGTAGCCCTGATTGCGGTACACGATGCCGTTGCCACGAGCGTCGGATCCCAGCCAGAACACGCTGTTGTCGAGCTTGGCAACACTGTACGGCGCAAGGCAACCGGTTTCCATGAACGCGCCTTGGATGCGCTCCAGCGGAAAATCTGCCGCCCCGGCGTTGTACCAAACCTCGATGGTGTTGTTGCCGAACAGCCAGACCTCGCGGTGGTCAACCATCAGCGACACAATGTTGTCGGGGTTGCCCTCGGCGCTGGCAAAGTCCAGCGGGTCCACCGCGCTGCCGTCGTTCAGCGACGTCACCCAGAACCGTTGGCTGTTGGGCTCGTTGAACACGAAGTACCCGTCCAGATAGCCCACCGTCACCGCGCCCGGAAAATCGGGGTCTGTGACCTGTGCAAACACGCCCGTGCTGGAGTTGTAGATGAACGCGTCAGGGTTGCAAGCCACGAACAGCTGCGTGCCGTTGTCGGCCATGCTCACCGGCCCGCTGCCGTTGATCAGCCCCAGTTCCGTCACAGCAAAGTTGCCGTCAGCGCGGTACAGTTTGCCGCCAGAGGCAATGTACAAAAACCCGCCAAACGTCCACAGGCCACGAATGCCAGACGTGTCGCTTGCAATCAAAGACCCGCCAACCAGTGTCAGCGGCTTCAACCCCGGGCACCGCTGCAAAAACGCCGGCTCCTTGCCGCCCTCGGGCACGACCTCGGGGTACAGGTTGACCATGCGGTTCGCCGCAGCATTGACGCTGCGAGCAACGTAAGCGCCGCCGAGGATTGGCGTCTTCACGATTAGAAATTCCCCGTGAAGATATTGAACCGTTGATTGCGCCGACCCATGATGTTGTACGGCATGGCCAGCAGGTCATCGGGGTTGTTGATGCGCTTGAGGTTGCGCTTCGAGGTCATGGCGATGCGCTGCACCGTGGGCGGGGCCTCAACGCCAAACTCGGCAGCGATTTTTCC